CGACGGTGACGGTGTCACGGAGCTTCGAGCCCTTCTGCTGCAGGAGAAGCTGCAGGTTGGTCGAATACTGCTGGACGTAATGGGTGGGGATGTTGACGGACATTGGGATACCCTCGTATCAGGTCATGGGAGACGTGTACGCATGGGCTTCCCCGGCAGTGCCGGAACCCAGCATGCCCCGGATGTCGCCCGAGACACGCGCCGGTCTTTCCCGGCGTCAGCGGGGCCTGTTACGGCTTGTCCGCTGGCTGGCCGTCGAACACGTAGGCTTCGAGAACCTTGGCGCGCTCGACGATTTGACCTGCTTCCAGATCAGCGCGGTGCGCGATCCGGAGCAACTCCACGCGGAGTGAAGCACGATCCGATGCCGGTTTCAAGGGGGGTGGCGCAATGCCACCCCCCGAGCCCGGCGGACGGCCAGGGCCGCGGCTCACGCTTCACCCGCCATGATGCGATGCAGGCGGTCAGCCTCCGCCTTCTTGGCCGCGTCGCCGTTGAGATACGCGGCGGTCCAGTCGGCGTCGCGTCGCAATTCCTCCATGCGCGCGCGCGCCTGCTCGGGCGTCATCGAGAAGCCATTGCTCGCGCCGCCGCCAGCGCCGGCATCGAACGACTTGGCTTCGCCGAGGCGCGAGCCGATGCGCTGGAACAGCTCCAACGACTTCGCGGTGCCGAGCGCGGCTTCGAGCTGCTTGAAGTCATCCTCGGCCACGCCGAACTCGCGCGCGGCGCGGCGGCCCAGCTCGGCGTTCTCGTCGAACTTGGCGCCCCACTTGCCGCGCAGCTCGGCCAGCTCGGCGCCGCTGCGCTGTGCGCGCTCGCGCTCGTCGCCCTCGATCAGCTCTTGCACGTAGGCGTTCCACTCGGTGTTCAGGCGCGCAGCCTGGGACTTCGAGATGCCCGCTTCGTGGAACGTCTTGGCGAACCGATCGGCCAGCGCCGAGTCGCCCTCGAACTGCAGTTGGTAGCCGGTCGGGTCCGACGGACGCCCCAGCTTGCCGTAGATGTCGCCCCACGCCGGGTCGTCGTCCTTCTCCGGCAGCTTCAACAGCCGGTCCTGGGGAACGCCCTGCAGCTTCTCGAAGTTGCGGTAGGACTCCAACACCGCGGCCGGATCCTTGAACCCCTTGGTCTGCGCGTAGCCGCGCAGCCCGTCGTCAGCGATGGTGCCGTACCACGGCTGATCGCCAGTGCCGCTTTCCCCGCCGGCGCCGGGCGCCGGGTTGCCCGCTGGTGCGGACCCGTTGTTCTCGATCATCTGTCAGTCCTCGTCGTAGCCGACCACGTCGGCGATCTTGTTGACCGGCATGCGGAGGAATTTCCACACCCGGTTCAGCGTGTCCATGCGGCCGACACGCTGCATCGTCGCAGGCACGTCCGTCTGCCGGCTCACGGGCGACACCACCGTTGGCGTCGTCCCGTACCCGGAGAACCTGGCGAGATCCTGCAGCACGATCTTGGCGGCATCCGTCAACTCGCCCTTGTCGTCCAGGAAGCACCGGCAGTAGGCCAGGTGCTTGCGGAACAGCTTTTCGCGGATCGCGTTCGGGATCATGCCCACCGATCCAGCCGCCCGCGGCGGCGCTCACCCTTCCCGCGCGGCGTGCGCCGCACGTCGGGCTCGGCGAACGGGTCCACCTTGCGCGCCAGCGGGTCGCCGGCGCCGCGGCGCTCGTCGATCAGGTACGTCAGTGCGCCGTCCACCAGCGCCGCCGCGTGCGAACGCAGCATGGCCAGCCAGCCATTCCCCGTGAACATGGTCAACCCCCGATGCCAGGAAGGATGCCCGGCGCCTGCCGGGCCGTCTGCTGCGCCGCAGCAATGTCTTTTGCGGCCGACGCCGCCACCGGTGCCGCCTGCAGCAACGACTGCATCTGCTGCTGTTCCTCGCGGCCGGCGCGGATCGCCTTGACGCGCTTCTCCGAACGCAGCGCGCGCGACGGCATGCCGTTCACGTCGGCCATGATCCGCGCGGCTTCCTCCGGGTCCAGCACGTCGATGATCGACTGGTCGATCTCCACCAGCGGCGACAGGGCTTCCAGCGTCTTCAAGATGCCGACGCCTTCCTCCGAACGCTGCAGCCGGTTCAGCGGCGACACGTACTCGATCTCGACCAGCCCGCCGGCCTCGATCAGCTCGTCCGGCATCGGCGGCAGCGCGCCGGCCACCGCCAGGATGTCCAGCTCGCGCTCGATCATCGTGCCGGTCTGCTCGGACTGCACGCGGCCCATCGTCGGCGCGAGCAACTGGCCCTTCTCCTGCGCGCGCAGCATCGCCTCGGTCGCCGTCATCTGCGGCGTGTCCACGAGGATCTGGAACAGCGACACCAGGAAGGCGTCGTTGATCACCTTGCGCGACTGCTCGATCATGTCCTCGCCGATGTCCAGCCGCGCGCCCGTCATCAGCGGCTTCACCAGCTGGTTCCCCATCGAGTCCATGCCGCCGTAATTCAGCGCACCCGAACGCAGGTCGAACTGCTGCAACAGCGCATCGGCGGTCGCCAGCAGCGGCGGATCGACGGCCTTCTGCGCCGCGCGCAGGATCGTCTTCCGCATCTCGTTCAGCATCTTGATCTCGGGCAGCACCATCATGCCCGGCCCGCGGCCGTACACCTCGCCCGGCGACGTGGAGTAGCGGCCGACGGCATACGGCATCGATCGATACCCGCCCTCGTCCAGCACCCAACGCTCGCTCGGCAGCACGTAGTAGCTGCTGAACGCCATGCCGCGGAAATCGGCGCGGCCCAGCACGCGCTCCTGGTTCGGGCGCACGCAGTGGATCATGTCGACCCGGTCGCCGGGGCTGCGGTCCAGCAGGTTGCGCAGCTTCTCCGGCATCGCGGCCACGCCGAACTGCTGGGCGATCTGCCGCAGCGTCGGGCGATACAGCCTGTGCACCGTGTCCGTGCGGCCCGCGGCGTCTTCCGCCAGGTACAACTGCGACAGATGCACCGAGCGATACAGCAGCGACCGGCCGATCACGTCGTCCACGAACACCGCGCCCGTGCCATACGCGCCGATCGACCAGTACCCCTCGTGCACCTGCGACGCGAAGTTTGCCTCGGGCGCGTACCGCGCCGCGAACAGCACGTCGCGCGCTTCCTCGCACCAGTCGCGCACGGCCTTGATCCGGCGCAGGTCAGGATCGACCGGCGCCAGCTCGTGCCACTTCTGCGTCCTGGGCGTGATCATCGACTCGCACGCTGCGGCGAATCGCTCGCACGCCAGCATCGCGGTCACGTCGAAAATGCGCTGGGTCGACTTCGAGCCAGGCGTCTGATTCTGCGACTGGAAGTACAGCCCCTTGTACGAGATGCGTTCCTCGATTTCCCGCCAGTGCCCGTCGAACACCGAACGCTCGGCCGCCATCGCGTCGTGCCGGCGCATCACGTCCTTGGCGACTTCGGTGGACCCCACCGCCTCGTTCATCGGTCACTGCCCCGTCAGCGACTTGCCGCCGGCCGTGCGCTCGGCGCGCATGCGGTTCGACAGCACGCCCGCCAACCGACCCTTCCGACGACGCAGCCGGTCCGCTTCTTCCGCGTTCTTCGCGGCCTCGTCGATCGACGGCGGCGGCGGCGGCGGCGCCGGGGCGGACTGCTTCGGGATCTTCGGGGTCTTCATCTCGCGGGCTCCACCTGCCAGCCACCAGTTGCGCGGAACATGCCACAACGCCTCGGGGTCCGCAACCCCTTTCACCACAACCCCTAGCCGGCCGCGCCCCACCCCTAGTCCATGATCGCCATGCGCGGCCGGGTATCCCCGACGCCGCCCAGCGCCCCCATCTGCCCCGGAAACGGCCGCCGGCCACGCACCAGGTACCGCAACGCATCCGCGTAGTCCGATGTCCAGTCATGCAGCGGGTGATCCTTGAACCTCTGCCGCTTCTCGTCCCACTCCCGCCGGTACTGCCGCAACGCATCCAGCGCGCGCGCCATCCGCACCTCGGCCTCCCGCGGCGTCTCGAACTCCCCGTCCGACTTCAAGTGCGGGATCGGCCGCGTGTTGAACTCCAACAACGGGAACGCCTGCCGCACCGCCTGGATCCCCATATCCACGATCGGGTCGCGCTCCAACAGCCGGATCGGCTTCCACCCCAGCTTGTTCGCCATCGCCACCAGGCTCGTCCCGTTCACGTCCCGGATGTTCCCGTGCCCACCATCGTGCGGCCAGATCGTGTCCACGATCTGATACGGCATCGCCAGCAACCGCTTCGCGTACCAGTCCACCCCCACGCCAGACCCCACCAGCACGTCGATCACCCGCACACGCCCCGACGGCAACTGCTGGTACAGCCAATTCACACACTGGTCCCCGTGCCCCAGGTCCGTCGCCACGCCCACCGGCAACCCAGGAATCCACGCCAGATCCCCGATCCTGCTCTCCCGCATCGCCACCGTCATGTGCTCGCCGTAATACGCACCCGGCAACGCCGCATCGAAGTCGCAGTAATACTCCTGCGCCACGATCGCGTCCGCCTCCTTGTCCCCGCGCTCCGCCGCCAACTCCCGCCGCTCACGGTCAATCACCTCCGGCGGGATCGCGTTCGTGTCCGCCACCGTCAGGATCTCCCCGTGCCACTCGTCCGGGTTCTGGATCGCGTACTCCACCAACCGCGAAAAATGGTTCCGCCCGCGCGGCGTCGAAATGAACATCGCCCACCCGCCGTTCTCCGCCAGGATCGGCCGCAAGAACGCCCACGCCTGCGGGTCCGCCAGTGCGTACTCCGAGAACACCACCCCAACCGGCGGCGACCCAATGCCAGACTCGTAGTTGTCCGAACCAAACACCGTCCACGTCGAACCGTTCTTGAACCGAATGAACATCTCCTGGTCGCGCGTCGTCTCGCGCAACTCCTCCGGGAACGCCTCGTCGATTCGCCTACGGCCCGTGTGCGGGTTCACCGCCTCCCAAATCGCACGCCGCGCCTGGTTCGCCTGCGGCAACATGTGCCAGTAATTCCCCACGCGCTCGAACATCGAACACGCCGTGTGGTGCAGCGCGAAGTCGTCCTTGCCCGCCCGTCGGTGCCAGCACAACGCCAGCCGCTTCTTCCCAGCGGCAACAGCGTCCCAGGCCGCCTGCTGATACGGGCGAGGGGTCCAGTTGGATGCGGGCAAGATAACGTCAGGCATGACAGATGGGATCCCGTGATCGCTTGGGGGGTGGGGGTGGGGTGTGCCGCAAAAGACCCCTCCCCCCTCTCTATGCCGCACGGCATACTATCGAACCGCGTGCACGCCGCGCCGCATCGTCTTCATCACATAGTCCGAGCCGCCCGTATCGCCAACCCGGAACGGCACGCCCAGCACGCTACGCGGTAGCACGCCATCGAACGATGCGCAAGCCCAGGCAAAGAACGCCCGCATGTCATCGGCGACGGCCGGCGACACCCTGACTTCCTGCGGCTCATCCCCGCGCCCACGGGCGTCGCGCACCAGGTCGGCGAGCCTGGCGCCGGCATCGCGGCCACGGCGCACGGCAAGATCGGTAGCGCATCCGCGCGGTAGCTCAATCGTCCCGGCCATCGTCTCCACCTTCATCGTCGCCGGCGGGCAGGGCCGCCAGCGGCACGGATGCGCCGGGCAGCGCCGGCAGGGTCACGCCCGCCGGCAGGCCGGGCGCGCGGTTAATCGTCACGGTCAGCTGCAGGTCCGTCTTACTGTCCACTTCCAGGCGGTCTCCGTACCGCTTCGCGTCCCATTTACTGATCACCTTCATGAGCGTTTCGGCCCGGAGACGGCGCAAGGCCACGTCACCAGGGTCAACCCGGCCTTCAACGATGCGCGGCTCGTCGTTCACCAGCTCCAGCATGTCGTACACGGTCAGGTCGATCCCGGCTTCGCGTGCGCGCGCGTACCGGCCGGACAGGGCGGGATCACTGGCCAGCCAGTCATACCAGGTAGAGAGCTTGGGCATGCCATCGGCCCGCAGGATGCGCGCAAGGGGTTCGCCGTCGGCCACCCGCTCCAGGATGGCGTTGATCATGTCGGGGTCGCGTGGAATGGGTGCTGGCATGTGGCGGATGGTGGCGGCGCGTGGTGGGCGCGCACAAGCCATTGACAGGGGTTGACATGGCGGGTTGCTACCTGGTCCCGGATGTAGCCCTGTTGCCACCGTTGCCACCGTTGCCACCGTTGCTATGACTTTCAAGAGTTTCTAGAAACGCTGCTGTCCGCAACGGTATTACTGTGAAAAACCCCTTATATAAGAAAGTCTTTAGAAGGTAGCAACAGTGGCAACAGTAGCTACAGGGTTGTTTTTATTGTGTTTTTCGGGTGTTGCCACCGTTGCCACCGTTGCCACCCTGTGAAAACTGTTGCGCCTAGTGCAACACTGTGTCCCATGAAAACCGTTGCGCCTGCCGTGACAGGGGTTGACTATGGCGCATGGCCGGAATCCGCCGGCATCGCACGAGGTAGCAACATGCGCCTGATTCGATTCGCTGTATTGGCGGCCGTCCTGGCGGCCGCGCACGCCCTACTGTCCGGGCTGGCGGCGTTCGCCGGGCTGGCCACCTACGCCGCCGGCTGAGCCGCGGCCCTGACCCCTGACTTGTTGGAGACCTGACCATGAAACTGACGATTGCCCATGCCGATACCTGCCTGTCTGACTACTGGCGCGGCGACAGCCGGCCGCATCTGCAGGTGGCGGCCTACCCCCGGACGCTGGCCAGCGTGCGCGCTGAGCTGGAAGGTGAGCTGAACGCCGGCGCCATCGGCGGATCCGACGACCTGGCGCGGCTGCTGTCCGACGGCGACCCGGCCGCCTGCCGTGCCGTGCGCGCGGCGATCCGGCGCGACGTGCGCGGCGCCCGGAAGGGGCAGCGCATGGCGTTCCAGGACTGCGATCCGGCCGGCGACGACGGCGACACTGTCTGGGCTTACTTCGTGATCATCCGGGAGTAACGCCATGGCCCGCACCCCTTCCTACCGCTTCCGCCTGGGCCGTTTCTACCCGTCGCGCGTCGTGCACGTCGGTTGTCCGGACCTGGCGCTTGCCCTGCAGCTCGCGGCGATCTACCGCCGCGCCGTGGGGTATGCCCGCCAGCACAACACCTGCGGCCGGCCGGCCGCGTTCGCTGTCCACTGAACCCTAGGAACCCGACCCCATGAATACCGACACCTACACCCTGAGCGAGCTTTGCGACGCGATGCGCGCGTTCATCCTGCAGCGGCCCGGCTTGGAGCCGGCAAACTACTACGGCGCGCCGGGCGCGTACCGCGCGGACCTGCGCGATATCGTGCAGGCGCGAAACGATGCCCTGCGCATGCTGGACGTATTCCAGACCACGGCGCGCTACGGCACGCCGGAAGCCCAGGCGCGCGAAGCGCGCGCACTGGCGGCCGAGCTTGGCGAAGGTGGCCGGCTGTCCGCGCGCCGCGCCGCGTCCGGGCGCGTGGTGCTGGACTACTGCGCCGGTCAGTATTGGTGCACCGAGTATCGGCGTGCCGCGTGCCGCGCGCTGGCTGGTGCCCTGTGGACGCTGCAGCGCGAAGCCTGCCCGCACCTGGACGGCGACGGCCTGCGCGCGTCTTTCCGGCATTGGTTCGGCCGCGGCGTTGCGTCGCGGTATTTCCGCTGAGGCGCCGCATGAAAATCATGCCGATCTATCCGCCTGCACCCCTGCTGCACATGAAATGCGTTAAATGCGCCTCGCGGATCACCACGCGCGACGGGTTCGCAGACTTGGACGGCCGCCCGTTTGAGTCTTACTACTGCGCGCAGTGCGCGCGCGCCATGACCACCCCGGAGACCTGACCATGATCCGTTCATATGACAACCTGCGCGGCGGTTCGCGTGCGCGCCTGGCGCAGCACAAGGCCAAAGCATCCGAGTATGCGAGCAACCCGCGATGCCTGCCGGAAACCCGCGCGGCATACGCTGAGCCCGGCGCCTGGCGCCGCGCGCGGCCCTATGGCGGCGTTGCTGGACAGCCGGCATGGGTGGGCCGTGGCACGCCCGGCGTGCTGCACCTGGATACTGGCGCGCTGGATCACCTGCGCAACATCGGCGCCACCGATGGCGTGCCGCGTTACGTGCTGGAGGTGCGCGGGTATTACTGCGACGCGCACGCATCCGAGACCATCCGCGCGCGTTGGGGACATCTCCCGGCGCGCCGCGGTGCTGAACGCTGGGCCGCCTGGATCGAATGGAGCGATCAAGACGGAATCACCATGCTGGCTGAGACGTTCGACAGCGCCGGCGAAGCCGCGCGCGCCGCGGATCACCTGGCGGAACGCACGGCCGAAACCGAGCGGGAATACTCCGAGCGGTGGCAGGCGGCGCGTGAGCTTGACGAAAAGGCCGACGACGCTATGCAGGAAGCACGCGCGGCGCGGGTTGAATTCCGGCGCATCGTCGCGGCGTGGCGCGAACAGCGCGCGGCCGGGGGCGTGGCCGGGGGGGTGTGCGACGTTCTGCGCGAACGTGCCGAAGCCCTGCGCGACACATTCCGGGACGCGATCCGCACGGCCGCCGACGCGCGTGCCGAGCTGGCTGCGGACTATTCCGATGTTGACCTGTAAGGAGACCTGACATGCCCAGGCAATTCGATAACGTCGGCACCATGTACGGCGCCCCAATGGGCCGCTGCAGCGCGTCAGACCTGAGACTGACCTACGGCGGCGTGCGCCTGTTCCGCGTGCGCCTGGACGCGGGAGGATACGATGATGGCGGGGCCTACTGGGGGCATGGCCTGCCCCTGTGGTGCGCGCAGGATTCGGACGGCGACCGGCAATTCATCCGCGCCACTACGCGCATGCGCGCTGCGTTCATGCTGGGCATCCCGCCGCAGGCTCTAACGCGGGCCCTGCCGGCCGCCGATACCGTCGCCTGGTGCTACGCCATGATGGACGGCCGCGCCCCGTTCCCGGTGCTGGCAGGCGGCGAGAAAGCCACGCGCGAGGATGTGTACTGGTGGCTTGAGCTGGGCCGCACCGTGGCGGCTGAGGCCGCCCGCGGCACCGCGCGCGCCGCATGATGCGCAGCTATCGTAGGGTTGGCGCCGGGCCGCTAAATCAGCGGCCCTTTTCGTTCCGGCGCGCGCCACACCTTGATGACGCGACCACCCTTGCGCGCGTCCTGGCGTTCCCAGCCCAGCACGCGCAGGACAGACCCCACGCGCATTTGCGAGCCGCGGTCCCACTTGTCTGGCTTGATTCCAAGCGCACCATCCAGGACATCACCAACCGTGACTTCAAACCGCCCGACCAGGTAATCCCCAACGCGGGCTTCCCATTCGTCACCCTGCCGGCGGGACTCTTGCTCGCGGCGCGCGTCCTCGGCCGGGATGTCCCACCAGGATTCGCCACGCTTGAACCGTGCGACGGCCTCAGCGAACAACGGCACGCGCCATTGGCGGATCCATTCCAGGTCAATCGCGCCGCACATGACAGGGAGAAACCGACGCGCGCCGGTATCGTCCCGGTTCCAATCGTTTCGGTTCGTGGTGCCGGAGAAAACGCAACGGCGCGGGTGATCCTCGGCGCGTCTACCGTAGGGTGCGCGGTAGCGGTCCACCTGGCAGGTGATGACACGCTTGATCGTGTTGACTTCGGCCCGGTTGAATGCGTCCAGCTCGGCGATCTCCACCAGCATTTTCCCCGTCAGGACTTGGTAGAAGTCCTTGCTTGTCGGGGACTCGCTCGCTTCGGCGAACCACTCCGGGCCCACCAAGGCTTGCAACGCGCTGGACTTGCCGCGGCCCTGGTCGCCCTCGAATACCGGCATGGTGTCCACCTTGCAGCCGGGTGACAGCACGCGCGCGACCATGCCGACCATCCAGCACCGGCCGACGCTGCTAGCGTAGGGTGAGGCTTCGACCCCGAATCCGATGGCCAGCATGTTTTTCAGGCGCTCGACGCCGTCCCACTGCAGGCTGGTCAGCCACTCGGCGCAGCTGTCCCGCGAGTGAGCCATCGCCACCGCAGTCACCGCATCGCGCGCGGTACCGACGGCCATCCGGCCGATCTTCATGCGCCGCTGCATCCACAGCGCCAGCCGAACGTCGTCTGAGTCGGACCACTCGCGCGGCTCACCGGCCATGTTCCAGGTGGACATCATGCGCTGCAGGAATTCGTCGTACCAAAAGCGCCCCTGCATTTCATGGTGGCGTTCCAACAGCGCGGTCGCGTTGTCCAGGTTAGGGTAGGGCACGCCCTTGTCGCTCAATTCCAGCCCCATCTTGCGCCATTGCCCCAGCACGTTGTACGCCTCGCTCGGCTCGGCGCGCGCGGGTGCCGGCGGCGGCAGGTCGACTACCTGGCCGGACAGCGCCGCGGGTGTTGCTTCCTGCAATGCGTCTGTGCGATTCTCCGAACAGGCGGGGGCGACTGGCTGCTCGGTTTCCCCGACCGACGCAACGGCCCCCCCCGTGTCCCCGGC